GCTGTTAATGCGGCCACGCGCGAGCGGTGCAAGCGCAGTCTAGCCACATTCGCCCAGCGTGCTTGGCCTGTGCTGGAACCGGCCACCGAACTCAAATGGGGTTGGGCGCTGGACGCGATATGCGAGCACCTTGAAGCCGTAAGCAGGGGCGAGATAAAGCGCCTATTGGCCAACGTGCCACCAGGCAGCATGAAGTCGCTCCTAACCGGCGTGATATGGCCAGCTTGGGAATGGGGGCCGCTTGGTCGCCCCGCGTTGCGTTACCTTGGCACTGCGCACAAGCAGGACTTGGCCGTCCGCGACAACATGAAATGCCGCCGCTTAATTCAATCGGCGTGGTATCAATCGCTCTGGCCAACGACATTGACAGGCGATCAGAACGCAAAGACCAAATTCGAGAACGACAGTACGGGCTTCCGTGAGGCGATGGCCTTTACTGGCATGACAGGCTCGCGTGGCGACCGCGTTATTCTGGACGATCCGCACAGCGTCGACGATGCGAACAGCCCAAAGGAACTGGAAAACACAATTTTCACATTCCGCGAGGCGCTGCCATCGCGCGTCAACAATGACGAATCGGCAATCGTGATAATCATGCAGCGATTGCACGAAGCCGACGTTAGCGCGGTCGCAATGGATCTGGGCTACGATCATCTGTGCATCCCCATGCGATACGAAGCTGGAAGGTCCAAGTGGGCGGTCGGCGCGGGCGATCCGCGCACGACCGAGGGCGAACTTATGTTCCCCGAACGCTTTCCAGAACGGCAGGTTGTCGAACTGGAAAAGACGCTTGGCGCATATGCGACCGCTGGCCAGCTACAGCAGGCACCGGCCCCGCGCGATGGCGGGCTGTTCAAGCGCAATTGGTTTGTGCCTATTCATGCCATGCCGAATGACATTGCGCGCCGCGTGCGGGCTTGGGATATGGCCGCCACGGCAAAAACCACCACAAACAATCCTGACTGGACCGCCGGCGTCGACATGCTGCGCACACGCTCCGGCCTTTTCATCATTTGCGGCGTTAACAGATTCCAAGGCTCGCCAATGGACGTAGAGGCCGCAATCATCAATCAAGCGGGCTTCGACGGAAAAGACGTAACTATTCGCCTTGCGCAAGACCCCGGCCAAGCTGGTAAGGCCCAAGCCGAAATGATGGTGCGTAAGTTGGCTGGCTATGCCGTCAAGGTAGAACGACCCACCGGCGACAAAGCTACCCGCGCGGCCCCGTTCGCTTCACAGGCCGAGGCGGGCAATGTGCGATTGCTTGTCACCGGCGACCCAGCGCGCGATGCTTGGATTGCCCCGTTCCTTGACGAAGCATGCCTATTCCCTGCGGGCGCACACGACGATCAGGTTGACGCGGCTGCGGACGCCCTAAGCGAACTCGCGCTTGGCGGATCAACTTACAATATCCGGAACATATAGCGTCGGTAAAAAACCGCAGCACGGCACCCCATAGCCCCGCACTATGGCCAGCATATTAACGCGCGTAAAAGACGGCTTGCTCAACGCCGTGTCCGGCATGGGAACAAGCGCGGACGCGCGTCGCCATTCCGTTTATCAATTCTGCCCGCTTACCCCCGACCAGATCAACGCTGCCTATCGCGGCTCCGGCATGATGCGCAAGTGCATCGACATTCCCGCCCTCGACATGGTGCGCGCGTGGCGCGATTGGAACGCAGACGATGCGGACATTGAAAAGATCGAGGCCGAGGAAAAGCGGCTTGGCTTGCGCCAGAAAATCTACGAGGCGGAAATCCTGCGCGGCCTTGGCGGCGGTGCAATCATCATCGGTGCGCCCGGCGATCCTTCACAGCCCTTGGGCAATGTCGGCCTTGGCTCGGTTGCGTTCCTGCACGTTGTAAGCCGCTGGCAATTGCAGATCGGCGATGTGGACTTGAATCCGTTCTCGCCCAACTATGGCGAGCCGCAGCACTTCAAGGTCAATGACGGGAAGCAAATCAAGATCGACCCATCGCGGGTTGCTTGCTTTCGCGGTGAGCCTATCCCCCAGCTTATCACGACTTCGTGGGAGGATAAATTCTGGGGCGAAAGTCGCATTCAACGGCTACTCGATGCGGTCAAGAACGCGGACACGGCACAGGACGCGTTCGCGGCCCTGTTGCATAAGGCACGGGTTACGCGCGTGGGCATTCCCGAACTCACAAGCCTAGTCGGCGATCCCGAAGGTGAGGCGCTAATTCAAAAGCGCTTGGCTGCAATGGCCGTTGGCGAGAGCATTCACAACTGCACGATTTACGACAGCGGCAACGGCGGCACTAATCCGGGAGAGCAGATCGCCGACTTCCAAGTCGCGTGGGCGGGCATGGATTCGGTTATGAATGCCTTTGATATGCGCGTCTGCGCGGTCGCGGATATTCCAGCCACCCGCTTGCTCGGCAAGGCCGCCGAGGGCATGAACTCGTCCGGCGATGGCCAGCAACAGGACTGGCATAAGCACGTCAATGCGCTGCAGGAATTGCGCCTGCGCCCGTGCATGGACAAGCTCGACGCTGCCATCATCCCGTCGGCCACTGGCAAGGTTGCCGATAAGTCTATCTGGTATTCGTGGGCACCGCTCGACGTGCCGAACGAAAAGACGGTTGCGGAAACTTTCAAGATGAAGGTTGAAGCCGCAGTCAAGGCGCAAGAGACGGGCGCAATTCCCGACGCGGCATTTGCCGAGGGCTTCCAATCAATGCTTGTCGAATCGGGTATGCTGCCTGCGCTTGAAACGGCTCTTGAAAAGATACCGGAGGCGCAGCGTTACGAATTTGAAGCGCCGGACCCCAATCCGGATGATCCCGATCCGAGTGCGTTGACTGGTAGCAATACGAACGATGCGGCACCGCGCACGCTATACGTCCAGCGCAAGCTATTGAACGGCGCGGACCTGATAGCATGGGCAAAGTCGCAGGGCTTCACTGATACGCTACCCGCCGATGAATTGCATGTGACCGTGCTTTATTCCAAACAGCCGGTCGACTGGATGAAAATGGGCCATTCGTGGCAGACCGAGGATGGCGGCAAGTTGACCGTGCCGTCGGGCGGCGCTCGTCTTGTCGAACCTTTGGGCGATAAGGGCGCGGTCGTGCTCCTGTTCAATTCCGGCGAACTCATTTGGCGTCATCAAGACATGGTGCGCAATGGCGCAAGCCATGATTACGACGACTACCAGCCGCACGTCACGATCACATATTCGGGCGCGCCGGATTTGGCCAATGTTGAGCCGTATCGTGGCGAACTGATATTCGGGCCGGAAATTTTCGAGGAACTGGACGAGGATTGGGCGCTCAAGTTTAAGGCTGAATAGCCATGCGCTACGACCTCACCGCCATGACCCGCCGTGCCAAAAACCCGCGCCGGTCAATTATCAAAATCCGCGACATACGCACGCCCAGCACTTTCGCTGGCGATCTATACCGCGCGGCCTATGCGCCGGTCGTAAATATATGGGCGGGCGCGGTTGACGGGATTGTGGCCGAATATGCGCGCACGCTTGCCATGACGCAGGACAGCGAGTATCGTGTGTTTGGAAGCAAGGTGACCGAGCGGCTTAAGGTCACTGCGCCAACGGAAAGCCTCGGAACCGAGTTGTTGAGCGACGTTTTGAAATCGGGGTACATGGGTTCGAATCCCATCCTTGCTTCCGACTCCCCCGCCGACATTGAAGGCAAAATCCAAGAGGCCGAGCGTCGCTTTAGCCTTTTGGCATTGACCATCACGCCGTCAATTGAGCGATGGGCCTTGCGAGTCGAACAATGGTGGCGCGGCAAGTGGCGCGGGGCTGTGCTATCGGCCACAAGCGTTGACATTGGCACCATGATCGGGCCTGCGGACGTGCGCCAGACATTGCAATCGACAATCGCTTGGAACGTATCGCTGGTTAAGGACGTGAGTGCCGAGGCTCGCCGCCGCATGTCGGCCATTATATTCGACGGGCTGCGCAGCAACAAGTCCGCCCGCGAGGTGGCTAAGGAATTGCGGGGCGTTGTCGATCTTGGGCGGGCTAGGAGCATCAGAATATCGAGCGACCAGCTTGCGAAGCTGACTAGCACATTGGCTGATGAGCGCAGGCGGGAGGCAGGGCTTGACGTGTGGATCTGGCTGCATTCGGGCAAGCAGAATGGGCGGGACGATCACATTGCCCGCAATGGCAAGGAATATACGGACGCGAATGCCCCGGAGGATATGCCGGGGCA